TTTACTTTAACATTTAAAGTAGGACCAACACCTATATAAATGACGCACTTGCATGGACTAAAATTACTATTAACGATATCGTTAAAGATCATAGATGCCATTTTATTTGATACACTAGGCATAATCAAAATGTTCTTTACGGAATATATCAGAGAATTATCGGCGTATGTGGATAATGTATTGTCATGCATATATGGATTTAGAAACGAATATACCCTATTGTTCATATGTAGTACAACTCTATTAATCATCACCTAATTGCTCCCGAAGAATATCATTCTGATCTTGCAAAAAAATTGATTCACCAAGCTTACCTTCTTCATCAATAGCAGCATTCAATTCACGGTTCATTTTTGTTTGTCTATGACCCATAAACAAATAACACGCAGCAGAAAATAGTCCAGTAGCAATAATACCTATTGCCCCATAAATTTGTTCTTGGGTACGTCCGTCTACGCGTCCACGGTAATATGCTTCCTGCATATCTTTGTCTGCAAATTCAACAGTCTCAATTTCAAATAACTTTCTAAACATTTTACACTACCTCACTAATTAATTCTTCAATAACTTTTAGAGTTACTTTAAGATCCAAAATTTCATTATACGTAAGTCTACGAGTGTAATACCCGTATCTAACGATAATTTTCCATAGGTTTGTCATTCCATAAACCACGGGCGCTATTTTTAATGATGCATCTAAATCACGAGCAGCATTTGCTTTATCTTGTAAATATACAAGTTTGTCGATGTCTTCTCGTAATGTTTCAATACTGCTTAAGCATGATTTTCTGAGAGATTTATTAAAAAATAACCAGGTTAAAAATGTTGGTCTATTCTTAATCCTATCATCATTAAGAATGTAATTCATTTCTTGCATCATCAATCTCCTTAAACATTCTTTGTAATTCTTCATCATTGTTCATTAAATTGAACGTTTCTCGAGTGTACTTTTTAGCAGCACGTTTAAAAAGAGCTCCCATAGCATATGTCCCAAGCAAAGCAAGAATACCACTTAAAATTGCACCTTTCTTTAGATCATTTCCTACAATTTCAAGATTACCACAGTTAAGTAAATCTTCCCCATAGTGTTCTTCGATGTATTTAGATACTTCTAATTCTTTTTCCATAAAATCAACTTTAACTTCCAACATATTATTTACCTTCTTTCTTATTTTTAATTGCTGCAACGAGTGCTCCAAGGATAACTCCTGTAATAACGCCTTCTTTTAAACCAAATTTTAAAACATGATTTTTAACCTGCTTAACAGGCGTGCGAGTGTAGAAAACCGCAATATTTTTAATTGTGTATTTGTAGTCCATTCGACTAACCTCCTTTTTAAAAAAGAAGAGGATAATTAAATCCCCTATCTGAATAGTTTACTAACAAAGTTAAACACCCCCGCGATAACATTCACGAAGAGCATTCCAAACAATGCTTTAACAATATCAATGATAGTTTTCATTTTTTATCCTCCTTTTAAAAACCTTCATTACGAAGTTTAGTTAATACCTTTTGAACAGTAATTAGTCGTCGTTTATGGTATTCGCTGTCTTCCGAAATATACCCTTGCTTTTCAAGCTTCTCTACGTAAGCTTCTTCAAGCACGGCATATAATGCAAGTGTGCGAAATCCAATTTCACGGATAATTCTTCTGAACATAAGTATGTCCTCCTATAATAAATATTCTTTCATTATAGGATATGTAAAAGCTGCGTGTTATGGCAGTTTGTTGAATTTATAAGTTAAATATAGATATTTAATAAACTTCAAAATTCGATGATGAAGTTTATACTTACCAAATAGTTGTCCAAGAGTCATCATCTCACTGATTGTTTGTGCAAATTGATGGCGTGTATCATAGTCTTCGATAATTCTGTAACCTTCGAATTTAAGATGGTTTAAATCTTCCAATGTTCTATTAAAAGCATTAACCATATATTTATCACATCTAACAAAGAAATAATAACGCCTCCAAGTTTCTCTTACTTGTTCTTTAAGTTCTTTGTAGTCCATGTCACTCAAACTCCTTCATTTCCTTCTCTAATTTGAGCATATCCAATACAGTATATTTATTGTAATCTGATACTAAATCGACCAAATCTTGTTTTGTATGAATATCGACTAGTGTATAATCTAAATGATACAAATTACCACAACGATCAAAACCTCCGACAGCAGCCTCTGATCTATTATTGTCAAACACCGAGAATATAACAAAATATCCATTATCTAAATCGTAAATCCATTTACGAACAATTGGAAAATGATCCAACACCAACTTTGGATTTTTACGATTTACTTGGGTTGGTTTTATGTGGAATTTAACAGTTTCCATTTCTTTTGTTCTTTTATATGCATCTACTGCTTTCACTCCAAATACAGAGTTTTTCATTAACTTTGTTAGTTGATATTTTTTATTAGTACTCATTTTATTATCTCCATTTCATATTTGCGATAGCATCTAATCGTGCCTTAACTTCTTGGTCGTGCGAAAATACGTAAATCATATCTTGAGCAACATCTTTGGCGAATTTTTGTAAGAAGTAATCCTTGACAAACTCGAGATCTTCTTTAATAGAATACTCATCAAACTGAAAAATCTTGTCATATTGCGTAATCAATAGAGTTGACGCAGCTTTATCAATGGGATCAGTCAATCTGGGATAATCCACAATAACTGCTTTTATAGCAATTGATATACTAACATCTTCTTGATTTCTAGCCGCGAAATCGGGCATCGTAATGAAATTAATTGGTGTAGTCATTTCTTTTCCTCCTTTTTATCACATAAAATAGACACAATATCTGCACACATGTATGCCGACACCAATAAAATAATAGCCATATTATATACCTCCTTTAATTTGGCTTAATCAAACCATCCATTATTGACTGACAATAAATGAGGCTTCCTCCTTAAATAATTATTATGAATGGCTTGACTAAAACAAAAAAGAAAGGATCCTAAGATCCCTCTTTATTTTTTACTAGTGAATAGTGCAACTGCTGTAACAATAGTTCCTACGGCTAATAGTCCTTCGATCGCACCTTGACCTGCGCCTTTAAGTAGAGCCATTCCTAGGCCTTCCTTTTCAGCGTCATATTCCAACGGTGTTCCTTCAAAGTTAATTAGTCCCATAAATCCTTTATTCATGGTTGCTTCCTCCTTTATTTTTCTTTCGTTATACACCGTGTAATTTCTGCGAAATTTATAAATTTTTAAACAACCAATCGGTGTAAATCAATCTGAAATATCTTCGAATTCTGTAGATAAATGTATCTTTATACATTGTATTCAACAAATATCGTAAAGATCTTAGAGCTCTAGTCATTTTATAATCTTGTTGCTCGGATATTAAATTCTCATCGAGTTCGTCTACATAAGATGTAATAAAATTCACACGAGCATGAACTTCGCGAACCATGTAATGATCGGAGTACATAATTAGATCATATGCGAGACTCCATCTTTGTTTAAGTTTATCCACGAATTTCTCATAGTACAAATTGTTTGTCATAACAACTCCTTTACTTAAGAACCCTATAGTCCTCTATAGATTTATCGGTAAAATACTTACCTCCATTATTAATATCCAACAACGGCACTTTCTCACCCTCGTCCAAAAGATCAGCAACTGTATGCGAATATGCCTTGATAGTTGCAAAGAACATAGGGGCATCTTTCTTGGAAATATAAACAGTTTGTGCGGTATGACCTTTTTTAGGTTTAGGATTATGCAATCGGATACCTTCGAAATAACTCTTATCTGGGTCAATAAATCCAGACATAATTACAGGTACATCGTTACATACCAAATTCACATACACGACATACTCAGATATACTTTCATCGAAATATGCGTGAATGTATTTAAAAAGAAGAGACTGGACATTTGGTATTCTCTTAGTAACTCCAAATTTTCGTCCAGTCTTCTTTACAGTTTTCCTTTTCTTGCTAACAGGCATAGCAAACCTCCTTAAAATGATTTTCAAAAAAAAGAAGAGAGTGGAGTTGAACCACGTCGCCCCTCCTGAGTAATCAGGATGCTCTCCCGCTGAGCTATCTTCTTCATTATAGCATATGTAATTTCTGCGAAAATAAAAAAGAAGAAGGAAATG